CCCAGACCACGATATTATTATTTAGCACCGACGTACTCAATGGCAAAGCGAACTGCGTGGGATTATCTTAAACATTATACTGAGGTTATTCCTAACACAACCTACCATGAGACAGAATTGCGATGCGACCTTCCTAATGGAGGCAGAATACAATTACTCGGATGTGAGAGACCAGATAGTCTGAGAGGATTATATATAGATGGTGTTATTTTAGATGAGGTAAGTCAGATGCCACCAAGACTATGGACTGAAATTATCAGACCGGCTTTATCTGATAGAAATGGTTGGATGGTTGCTATTGGCACTCCTCAAGGACATAATGCTTTCTTTGATTTATATGATCACGCACTGCATACGAAAGATTGGTACGCAGAAACTTTTAAGGCTTCTGAAACTGATATTATATCGGAATTAGAATTAAACGAGGCTAAAGCCTTGATGCCAGAAGAGATCTATGAAGCAGAATTTGAATGTTCATTTGATAGTGCTGCCATTGGATCTATTTATGCCAAAGGCATAACGAAAGCAGAAGAAGAAGGCAGAATAACAAAGATCCCTTATGATCAAACAATTAAGGTGTCCACATTCTTTGATTTAGGATTTGCAGATAAGACGAGCATTTGGTTTGTACAACAAAAAGGCAGTGCTTTTCATGTCATTGATTATTTCGAGGACAGTGGAGAAGGTTTAGAATACTACGCACAAATCTTAGACGATAAAAAATACATTTATGATACTCATTTCCTCCCACATGATGCGAATGTACGAGAACTAGGAACAGGTGTGTCAAGATTAGAAACTGCCCAGTCGTTAGGAATGCGAACGTCAATCGTTCCCAAGCTCCCCATCGAAGATGGGATTAACGCAGTCCGAATGATTTTAAGCCGGTGTTGGTTTGACCATGAAAAATGCAAACATGGACTAGACGCACTAAGGCAATACAGATGGGCAACATCTGAAAAAGGAGAAATTAAAAATAAACCTGTCCACGATTGGACATCACACGCAGCAGATAGCTTCAGATATTTTGCAGTTGGCAATCAGCAATCATCTGAATGGGGCACAAAAATAGAATACAATAATATAGGAATTGTTTAATGGCAAAATTATCAAAATCAAAACTACTCTCGTTAATATCGCAAGAGGTACAGAACTCATTAGGGTTTTATTCTAGCGATCTAGCGACACAACGAAAGGAAGCACTTAAGTATTACTTAGGTCAGCCTTTAGGAAACGAGGTAGAAGGCAGATCAAGTGTAGTCAGCCAAGATTTATTAGAAGTTGTAGAAGCTATTTTACCAAGTCTAATGCGTATGTTTACGCAGTCCGATAAAATGGTTAACTTTGAGCCACAACAAGCAGAAGATGTACCTTATGCAGATCAGATAACTGATTATTGTAATCATATATTTACAAAAGATAATGATGGATTTGCTTTATTGCACTCCATGTTTAAAACTGCACTGCTACAAAAAAATGGTTTTTGTAAAATTTATTGGAAACCATCTACCGAACAAAAAAAAGAGTCATACAAACATTTAGACGAAACACAGTACCAAGCATTACTCATTGATGAAGAGGTTGATTTAATTGGTGTTGACGAAATAGAAGAAGAAAATGGCATCTTTTACGACGTTGAGGTTAGACGTAAAAAAGATTATGGCAGAGTTCAAATAGATCCTGTACCCCCAGAAGAAATTTTAGTATCAAAACGAGCTACTTCATTAGAAGATTGTGATTTCATTGCACAACGAGTTATGAAAACAGTCAGTGAGCTCATTGATATGGGTTACAGTAAAAAATTAGTGGAAAGTTTACCAACCACTGAAGAACAAATATTTAATACTGAATCTATTGTTAGACGAAGTTATGATGATGACACTACAGACCTAGACGCAAGTCTTGTTGATCCATCGTTGCGAGTTGTTCAAATAACTGAATGTTATATGAAAGCTGATATGGATGGCGATGGCATCGCAGAGTTACGAAAAATAACTGTCGGTGGCAGTGGTTATAATAATTATGTTATTTTAGAAAACGAAGAGATTAATAAAATACCTTTTGCTATGTGTGTAGCAATTCCTATGCCATTTAGATTTTTTGGATTATCGTTTTATGATCTTCTGGCAGATCTACAGCAAGTAAAAACAACAGTACTTAGAAATACCTTAGACAATATGTATTTCCAAAACAACGCAAGAACAGTCGTTGTTGATGGACAAGCAAACCTTGATGATTTGCTAACAAGCAGAGCCGGTGGCATTGTGAGAGTTAAATCTCCTAATGCAGTAACACCACTTCAAACACCAAACTTCTTAAATGATGGTTTGGCTATGTTGCAAAAGATTGAACAATTAAAAGAACAGCGATCTGGAGTACCCAATCAGTTAATGGGACTCAATCCTGATACAATAAATAAATCACATACAACAGCAACATCGGTCAATCAAATGATGCAATCATCTACGCAACGAATTGAATTAATTGCTAGATGTTTTGCTGATGGTGTAAAAGATATTTTTAAAAATATTTTAGCTTGTGTTTGTGAATACCAAGATCAAGAACGCATTATTAATCTTCGAGGACAATTTGTGCCAATGAATCCAAGAGAATGGACAGATCATTATGACTGCACAGTGCAAGTTGGATTAGGAACAGGTAATCAAGATCAACGTCTGGAAGTTTTACAACGAGTATTAGCTGTTCAAGAAAAAATGTTAGCTCAAGGTGGAATGGGTATGGTAACCCCACAAACGATTTATAATACTCTTGAAAAGTATTTGCAAAACAGTGGTTACAAGGATGCAAGTCAGTTTTTTATGAACCCTTCAATGCAACCTCCACAGCCACCTAAACAACAACAACCAGATCCGATGACGCAACTTGCTCAACAAGATATGCAAATGCGTGGTCAAAAAAATATGATGGATGCACAACTTAAAGCACAAAAATTACAATCAGACAACCAAATGAAAATGCAAAAATTAAATTTAGATGAACAAAAACTAGCAGCACAAATTATTAAAGAACAAAAAGTTAATGATATTGAAAAAGAAAAGTTGGCTTCTAAAATTTTACAACAAGGATTAAATTAATGGCTCCATTTTCTCCTTTTATGCAAAGCACACAAGCACAAAGTATTATAGATAATTATTTAACAAATCCTACGTCAACACAGACAACAGGTGCTTTTAGAAATCCTCAGTTTGATTTACGAACAGAGCAAGGCTTACCGGCTGATGCGTTGTACCCAGACCCTTTGTTAGATTTTTCTGTTGAGGATGCACCAGTTGATCCTTGCCCTGTAGGTTATCAATTAATAGATGGTGTATGCCAACCCATAGAACAATTTGGTCAATCATTATATCAAGAAGATGATGGTAGAGAAGATCCAGAAGAACGACCTTACATGTCTATTGAGGATATGAAAAATGCAACAGACGAAGATTTACTTGATTATTTAACAAGTGGTTTTTTAGGAAATAGTCCACTTGGTTATTTGCCAAGCAAAGGATCACAACTAACGATGAAAGATGGTTTTATGCCACCTCAATTTAAACTGTTTTTTGGTAAACAAGATAAACTTAGAAAAGATTTTATAATGAGTGAGCTCATGAAAAGAGGATATTTTACTGGTCAATTTGATAAAAATCAAAAACCTATTTTTGATATTGAAAATAAAAACATAAATACAAATGTTGGTGGAATAGAAAGTCAACTACCGGCAAACAATATGAATGAGCCAGTTACTGATGTATTTGGAGACACTTATCAGCAAGTGTATAACAGTGGCACAGGCGATACAGGTTACACATTTACTTCTGGAACTCCATTACCTGCTGTTTCGCAACAAACACAAGGTGGAGTGAATTATGGGACAGGCAGAGGAGGAACATCAAGTAATCAAATGACTGGTGGTGGAACTGTTGTGATTGGTGGCAACACATTTAACCCTATTACAAATAGAGAAGATGATTACAATGATGATAGTTCGGGAATTTAATGGATTTAGAAAAAGAACAAAAAAGAGGAATTAAAGCAAAACAAATATTAGAAGATGAAATATTTGTGGAAGCAATACAAAAAGTTTCAGTAGAGTTAGACCAAGAATGGTTAAACTCTCCTGTAAGAGACACAGAAGGACGAGAAAAAATTTACATGATGAAAAAAATGTTAAATGTCCTTTTGGTGCAACTACAATCTGTTATGGAGACAGGCAAATTAGCATCTAAACAGATTAATAAATAAGGAGAAATTAAATGGCAGACACGCCTTCACAGGAATCTGTTGTTTCTAAACCGACTTATACTACAAAAGAAACAGCAGAGGCATTCGCTACCCTTTTAAATACTGAGACTGCAAGGAACGAAGAGCCTCAAGCATCTGAAACTAATGTCGAGGAAAGCAATCTTGAACAAGACACGGCAGAACTTGAAACAGAAGTTTTAGATGATCAACAAGTAGAAGATAACTCAGAAGCTGTCGCTGAAAGTGAAGAGACGCTTTATGATGTCACTATTAATGGTGATCCACATAAAGTTAACCTTGAAGAACTCATGCGAGGCTACTCTAGAGAGTCAGACTATACCAAAAAAACAATGGAGTTGGGTGACAAACGTAGAGAAGTAGAAAGCCTACAAGAAAACCTAACGAAAGAGTTAGACGCAGTCAAAAGTTCTCGTGATCAATACGAAGCACAAATTGGAGAGCTAACTAAAAATTTAAAGCAAGAAGAAAATATAGACTGGGATACGTTATATAATTCTGATCCGGCTGAGTATGTACGCAAAAAAGCTGAACAGGATAGACGTAAAGAAATGTTGCAACTTGCACAGCAAGAACAACAACGTATTCAGCAAGAAAAAATGTCTGAGCAAAAAAAAATCTACGATGATTATATTGCAAAGGAACGAAAAATCTTAGCTGAGAAACTTCCTATCTATGCCGACAAAGATAAAGGCAGAGACTATGCGTCTAAATTAAAAAGTTTTGCATTAGAGAATGGATATACACAACAAGAAATAGATATGATGGTAGATCATCGTGCTGTTTTATTGTTAGACAAAGCATATCGATTTAATCAATTGCAAAAAACTAAATTAGACAAAAACAAAGTCAACAAGCCTCCTAGAATTGTTAAATCTAATGCTTCAAATGTAAGTGAAGACTCCGATGTAAAGCAACGTCATGATCGCAGAATGAATAAACTGAAAAAATCTGGATCAGTTCGTGATGCACAATCGGTGCTAAAAGAAATGATCTTTAACGAATAGGAGTTAAACTATGGGTGTTCCATCGAATACTGTAGAAACTTTCGATCGTGTTGGTATAAGAGAAGATTTGGCTGATGTTATCTATAATATAGCACCAACTGAAACCCCTTTTATTTCTAACGCTGCATCGGGATCAGCTGCTCAAACTTTACACGAGTGGCAAACTGATGGATTGGCAGCAGCAGCAGCCAATGCACAAAAAGAAGGTGACGATTACACTTTAGGTAGTCGTGCTGCAACAACAAGACTAACT